CAGTCACCGCAAGGACAACGAATATTTCTATGCCTCCCACAAATTCTACTCTTTCCAAGACTTTCAAAAACAGCTTGCCGTCTGGGAGCGCAAGTACAATGCCTTCCCCATGCGCCCCCTTCACTGGTTCTCTCCGAAACACGTCCTTTTTTCTTTCCCTGACTGTAAAGTATGATTGACAAACCTACATTTCTTTCAAAATCAAGGGACAAGTTGTGTAAACTTTACGCTCCCTCTCAAATGGATATTCCTGGATGCTCCCGCCGCGTGCCGGGCGGTATGGGGCGCCGCGCGCGTCTCTCGCGCGGCGCCCCGGCGTCCGCCCGGGGAGCCGGGGACTTTTCCCGCTCCCCCTTGGGAAACTCAGCCGCAGCAGTTTTGGATCTCCCTGTAGCTGTCTCCCGCAGACAGGTTGTTGGGCGGGAAAAACTCATCCACAGGGAATTTGACCTGCCGGAAGACCTCGCAGGGGTCGTCGTCCTCTCCGCCGCAGCTGCACTCCTTGTCGGGCAGGCAGTAGTCATAGGCGGGCATCAGCAGTTGGGTGTCCCGCTCCAGACGGATGATGGAGAACTGTCCCAGGGTCACATAGATCCGCTTGCCGTCTCCGCCGAAGGACAGATCCCCGCCAAAGCAGGCGCAGATCCCGGCGGGCACCTCGGTCAGCTCACAGTCGCTGGCGGGGCACTGGCACACCTCCACCAGCTTGGTATTCAGGACGATGGGGTCTACCGCTTCCACCACAGCGACGGGCAGGTTGCTCTTGCGGAGCCCCTGGGGGTCCAGCCCGTCGACCACCGTCTCAGAGCGGAAGATCTTCGCGGACCCCTCGCTGCCGAACAGGATGACCCGCTTGTCAAAGACGCAAAGTCCGCAGATCTCCACCGGACGGGCGGCACCCACAAAGGCGTCCGCCGTCACCCGGTAAAAGTAGCGCACATCTACTGTGAAAAACCCCCGGTTAAAGCCCACCGGCTCCACATCAATGTACGCGTGCAGCAGCTCGGCCTTTCCCGCCTTCACGCTGATGGCCCGGTCGATCACCAGCTGGGACTGTTGGGTGGGATAGAAGCGCAGATCTTCCACGCAGTCCTTGTCGGAAGATATAGCGCCTTATAACTTTCGCTCAAAAGAAAAGCCCTCTGTGTCAGAGGGCTTTCATGTCGAACTGCAGATCGAACTCTTTTGGCTTGGTTTTCTTTGCTTTCGTGTACCAGATTCGATTGATCACGCCCTTTAACATGGCGTTTCTGGCGGCGCCGTCGGCGGTGTCATAGGCGTCCAGGAGAGTTCGGATCTTGGCGGCCAGGGCGGCGGGGTCGGCCTGCTGGGCGTCGGAGATGGTGCGCAGCGTCGCCTTCTCTTTCTCGTCCAGGGAGATGATCTTGGCCTTAACGGCAGCCATGCGCTCCTGGAAGGTGGGGAGGTCGTAGACGCCGGTCTCCAGCAGCTCGTAGAGCTTGTTTTTCTGCGCCTGGGCAGCGGTCTGTTCCTTTCGGATCGCCGTCAGGTCCGATTCCAGGGCCTTGGTCTGGCGCCCGGTGGGCTGGGCGGGCTGATCCGCAGTCAGCTGGGCCAGGGTGTCCCGGAGGTGCTGCACGACGCGCTCCTCGACGAACTCAAACTTCGCGCCGGCGCAGCAGCCGGTGGTGTTGCATAGCAGGTAGGCGACGCTCTTGTGCATTTCCATTCGCTGCATATTCCTGCCGCAGTTGGCGCACTTTACCAGCCCGGCCAGGGGGCTCTTGATGGTGCCGTCGTTCTTGCTGGGAATGTAGCGTCCGGATAGGATCTCCTGGACTTTGTCATAGGTCTCCTGGTCGATGATGGCCGGGTGGCGGCCCTCGGTGATCGTCCAGCTCTCGCGGGGATTGTAGATGGTGATGTGTTTGGGGTTGCCCTTTGCGCCCTTCTTGATGTGGGTTTTCTGATTCCAGACTATCTTCCCAGCATAGGTGGGGTTCCGCAGGATCATGGCCACTGTGGACCGGTTGAAGGCGTTGGCCCGGCGGGGGCGGGCACCCAGGGCAGTGACATGGCGGGCAATTTTAACGCAGCCGCTCCCGTTGATATACATTTCGTACATCATTCGGACATACTGGGCTTCTTCCTCCACGATCTCCAGGGTGGGACGCCTGTCAACGGTCACTTTGCGGTAGCCATAGGGGGCGTTGGCCACGTACCATCCGTCGTTGATGGACTGGATCAGGCCCCGGCGCAGACGCTTGTTGATGATCTTATATTCGCGCCGGCTCATGAAGGTCTTAAATTCGGCCAGCTCGTCGTCGATCTCGTCGGCCAAATTGTAGGTCTTCTCCGGGGTGACGATCAGGGTGCTGGATTCCCGGAAGGCGTCCAGGATAATGCCCTGGTCTTTCATGCGGCCGCGGGAGAGCCGGTCCAGGTCCATACAGAGCACGGCGTCAAACTGCCCCGCCTCCACATCCTCCAGCAGCCGCAGCATCTCCGGGCGGGAGTACAGGGACTCGCCGCTTCTCACTTCCTCGTAGGTGGCGATGATGTGGATGTCGTGCTTTGTGGCATACTCCGCCAGGGCCGCCCGGTGCCGGGCCAAGACCTCCTCGGTCTCCATGCCCTCCTCCATGCGGGATTTTCTGAGATACTGCGCTGCGTCCATGGGGACTCCTTTCGCGGTGGGGTGCGGGTGGAATTGTGTCCAAGTTGGACACCGGGTTATAGCCCAAGCAACTGCTTTTTCTTGGCGTCGTATTCTTCCTGTGTGATCGCTCCGGCGTCAAGGAGCTGTTTATATTTCAGGATTTCGTCCGCCGAGCTGGACTGTGCGCAACTCTCGGCGGCTGACGCGACGGGTGTGTACTGCTTTAGCGCGTCGGTGAACGCCTCCAGAATCTTGGAGATATTCTTTTCCTGCTGGACCCCGGCCAGGGCGGAGGGCGCTTTGGCTGCGGACGAAACCGACACCTTCGCCTGATTATTGGTCCCGGACGAGATTTGGACGATGGCATCGTCGCCCCAGCTCATGGACGTGAAGGTTCCTCTCAGAGACACCTGAATGGTCCTGGTGGTCTCGTTGGAGCTCCTGACCTTGGCCGTTCTTATTTCCTTTAGAGCCTGGAGCATAGCGCCGTAGCAGTCCTGCTGCGTGTAGGGAACCTCTACTGTGGTTTCGCGGTTCATAAATCCCATAAAGACCTCTCCTTCGTGTCCGGGTTGGGCACAAGTTCAGCCGATCCCGGCGCGTGCGTCTTCTACCGTGTCCCAGAAGTCGGTTTCGTTGATGATTTGAATGTGTCCGCCGGCTTTTCTGAGATTAACAGCTTCCTCAATTTTTCGCCCATAACAAGCATATGCCCAACAGGGGTTCCCGGCGTTTCCGACGACAAGATAGTCAGTCTTTGAGGAAACATTGTTGCGGCAGATGCCGCCAAGGGATTCTACAGTCTCGTAGATTTCCTTGCGTGAGCTATGGTAGGACTCGCCCGTGAAGCAAAATGAGTGATTCCCAATTTGGACATCTGGGCACACTGCGCAGATGCCTGGGACGGAATAGTTTTCGCGCAACGATTCAAAGTCCTTTTCAACCAAATTGTAAGAGTCCTTAAACTCTATCAGATTGCTAAAAAACGCCATAAGGGTATTGCGCTCATCATCATTAATTTTCTTGTCCGCCAGGATAGTAGACAGGAGGCTGTTAATCTCGTCAAAGGGATATGTCCCGGCAAGGAAATCATTTGCCTCGATCCAGGAATGCAGGGCGTGAATTTCCTCGTCGCTGATTTCCCCGTCTGCCATGATCCCGTGGATCATCCCATTGAGGAACTGGATGGAAGATGTAATGCTGTCGTAGTATGAGCCGCTGTCCGCAAAGCTGCTGCAAATCCAGAGAATATCCTTTGATTCATCCTCGGTGATCACGCCGTCGGCGCACGCATTTTCAACGACCGGCAAAATCTCAGAAAAAGGATGCCGATCACGGAGATGCGCATGAAGCTCGCACCAATGGGCAAGTTCTTGGATTTCAGCACTGTCTACTTGTTTGTCTGTTGCCATTCCGGCGACAATGCCACGCAGAGTGTTGATTGCCTTGTGAAGTTCTGCTGGCTTTGTGAATTGCCGATACTCGGAGGGTTCTTTTATCATGCCGATTCACTTCCTTCGATTTTTGTGTCCAAGTTGGACACACTCTCTGTACGGAATATCGGCAAAATTGAACTTTCAGTTAATGCTTTCCATCGCCAACCCGGCGATTTTCCTTCGGTGTCCAAGTTGGACGCTTTTATTTTTTCTCCCACTCTCGGGGGTAGATCACATTGCCTGCCCTTCTTGCGCTGACTTTTTCCAAGGCCTTAGGGCCAGGTCTACCATTTGGCGGGTCCTGTCGTCGGCCAGACGGTAGGCGGAAATCAACTGAATTTCTGTCGCGCTGATCCAGTCTTCCTGTACTGGGGGTTCATCCTCCTCGCCCAACAGATAACCAACTGTAGTGCCTAAAACCCGGGCGATCTGGGCGATGCGGGACATATAAGACTTAGAGGTGCCAGACCGCCATGCGCTGACCATTGACGCACTGACGCCAACTGCTGCCGCAAATTCTCGCTGCTCTTTGAACTGAGCATCTACGAGCTCAAAAATTTTTTTATTCGCTTCCATAGCTGGCACCCCTTTGGAAAAAATGCACAATTTATTTTTATTTGTACGTCAATGCGAGAATTATCAAATATCAACAAAATTCAATAATTCACGAATTGAACACTTGACAGTTTAGGAAATGAGAATTATTCTGATAATATAGGTAACACATACGGGACACGACAGGAATGGATTCCAAGAATAAGGGCGCAGCGCCCGCTAAGGCGACGGAGAAGCTGGAAAACCCCGGCGGTGTTACCTCTGGTAACAGTTATTGTAACACGGGTAACGTCTGGAAACAAGAGTAAATTATAGACAGGAGGGGTTATTTTGGAGATCAAGAAGTTCCGCGTAGCACGGGGAATGACTCATGGGCAGCTGGCGGAGAAGGTCGGCGTGACGCGGGGAGCCATCTACAAGTGGGAGTATGGAAGCGTCCTTCCGACTGCGGACAAGCTCCCCATCATCGCCGATGCCCTGGGCGTCACCATCGACGCCCTGTATGGCCGGGACGGCACCAAGGCGGGCTGAGCCTGAATTTATCATAAAGCAGAACGGGGGAAAGCACCATGGACAAAAATGCGGGGAGCGCCATCAAAAGGGCGCGGATCATGCGGGGCATTACCCAGGAGAGGCTGGCGGAGATGGCCGGCTGCTCGGCGGACTCCATCCGGGCCTGGGAGCTGGGAAACCGGCGGCCATCGGTCCATACGCTGGAGCTGCTGGCGGTGTGCCTGGACGCCCCATGGCTGGCGGGGGTCTACCTGCGGGAGCAGGCCGACGGGGCCTTGGACGACATCGTGCCGGACTTCACCCCAGGGACGCCGGTGTCCCAGGCGGTGATCCGGCTGGTGGACCGGGTCTACGCCTTCAGCGAGAGCCACGGGGACCGGCGGCTGATGGCCATCGCCGAGGACAATGTGATCACCCAGTCGGAGCGCCAGGAGTTTGACGCCATCATGGAGGACATCCGAGGCATCGTGGAAGCAGCCATGGAGCTGCGGTACTGCGCGCAGGGCGAATAGGACAAGATTCGGTTTTCATAACCTTTGGGGAGGTGAGTGCGTTGGGCGACGCCAAGAAGGGAACTATCGTGGACGGGATCGAGAAGGAAATCTTCGGGATCAAATGCTACGACATGGAGCCGGTCTATGAGAGAATCGAGATGATCCCCACCACGGTGCGAAACAAGCCGTTCATGGCTACTCTCTATATCCGCCGAGGGCTGGCGAGGTACATAAAATCCGATGGGCGCGAGTTCCTCTCGGACAATACCACGATCCGAAGCGACGGCCCAGATGGAGTGAGCACCACTCGCCAGATAGTGCCGGAGGTCATGCCCACCCCGGAGGAGTGTGCCGAAGGACGCCGACGGCTCAACGAGATCACGACCCAGTGCATGACAAGGCAGGGATATTGGTGATTTTGGGCGAAAAAAAAGCCCCTGCGGGCGGCGGTAACGCCCGCAGGGGGAACGTCCTGGGAGAAAACCACATCCAACCGAGATTTTCTACGCTACGACGCCCGCCATAGGATCACTTAAATCATACCCTCTGGGGTTTGGATTGTCAAGACGCAAAATATGGAAGCGGGCGCCCTGCACCAGCGATAAAACAGCGAAGGCTGAAAGGGAGAAAGCGCAATGAGTAACACAACGATTCGGGTCCAGCGGACCCACGGGTTCACGGTGTTGCCGAACGACCTGCTGCGAGACCCGAGGCTGACGATCAAGGCCAAGGGAGTGGTCTGCGTGATCCTGTCTCTCCCGCCGGGTTGGGAGTACTCGGTGGCAGGGCTGTGCAGCGTGTGCCACTGCGGCCGGGACATGATGCGGGGGGCGCTGCGGGAGCTGGAGGCGGCAGGGTACCTGCGCCGGGAGCAAGCCCACGACGAGGGCGGCAAGTTCAGCGGCAGCCGCTACGTGATCCTGGACCAGTCGGCCATCCCGGAGGAGCCAACACCCGAGCCGGAGGGGACACCGTTGACGGATTTTCCGCCCACGGTGGAGGAGCCGGACGAGGAGGCACCGTTGACGGGTTTTCCGTCATCGGAAAAACCGTCGTCGGAAAATCCGACGCAATTAAATAAAGAAGAATTAAATAAAGACTTAATAAATACCCCTATAGCCCCCAAGGGGGCCAAGCGCACCCGATTGCCAAAAAAACAGCCGGACTGGAAGCCGGAGCGATTCAACGGGCTGTGGGCCTATTACCCAAGAGGCGAGGCTAAGCAGAAGGCCATCCAGGCGTGGGACAGGCTCCAGCCGTCGGACGAGGAGATCGACGCCATGGCCCGGGCGCTGGAGAGGCAGATCCGATCTCCCGAGTGGCAGGAGGGCCGGTACATCCCCTACCTGAGCACCTGGCTGAACCAGGAGCGATGGACCGACGAGGAGCGGCAGCCGCCGCCCCCGGGACCGGGCGGCCCAACTCCCCCTGATCATGTGCTGGAGGACGAGGGAGGGTATTACCTGTGACGGAGCGCTACCTGGAGGCCCAGGCGGCCGTGCTGGGTGCGGCGCTGATCGACGGGGACACGGTGCCCCGGATCCTCCACCGCACCCAGGAAGGGGACTATACCGGCAGCTATCGCACCATCTTCCAGGCCATCCAGCGGGTGTTTCTGGCCGGGAAGCCGGTGGACCCCACCACGGTGTCGGCGGCGCTGGAGTCCGGGCACCAGTACGACGCGCTGCTGCTGCAGATCCTGGAGCTGACCCCGACCGCGGCCAACGTGGATGCCTACATCGAGCTGACCCTGGCGGAGTCCAAGCTGAATCTGATGCGGGACACAGGGCGGCTGCTCCAGGACTGCGTCAGCCTGGACCAGGCCACGGAGCTGTGGGCTAAGCTCAACCGCAGCCTTGGCGACCGGCCCAGCGTGCGGATCGTCTCCATGGCCCAGGGGTTGGAGGACTTCTACCAGCGCCAGCAGACCCGGCCGGAGCTGGTGCCCTGGGGGATGGACAAGCTGGACGCCGCCGTTTTGGCGGAGCGGGGGGACTTCGTGGTGCTGGGCGGATACCCCAGCGCGGGCAAGACGGCGCTGAGCGTCCAGCTGGCCTGGGCGCAGGCGGAGGAGTGCAAAGTCGGGTACTTCTCCCTGGAGACCCGTCCAGAGAAGCTGATCGACCGCACGGTGGCCATGGTCACGGGGGTGGACTTCGGCAGGATCAAGCGCCACCAGCTGGGGCAGGACGACTGGGAACTGTGCGCCCGGCACAACAAGGCCTTGGTGGGCCGGAAGCTGGAGATCATCCAGGCGGGCGGGCTGTCGGTGCCGGAGATCCAGGCCCTGACCCTGGCCGGACGGTACGACGTGATCTACACGGACTACCTCCAGCTGATCCGACCGGACGACCCGAGGCGGACCGACTACGAGCAGGTCAGCCAGATCTCCCGGGATCTGCACACCCTGGCTCAGACCACGGGGGTGACGGTGGTGGCTCTGTCCCAGCTGACCCGCCCGGGCAAGACGGGGGAGCAGGAACGGGCCCCGGGGCTGCACTCGCTGCGGCAATCGGGGCAGATCGAGCAGGACGCCGACTCGGTGCTGCTGCTCTACCTGGACAACCCTAAGGACCGGCAGAGTCAGCGGCGGCTAAAAATTGCCAAAAACAAAGAGGGCGAGGCTGGGGGGATCCTGCTGCTGGACTTTGAGGGCAAGACCCAGCGGTTTTCCCCCGCCGACACCTCGGGAGAGATCGCCAGGGAGCTGGTGGAACGCGGCAAGGCGGCCAAACAGGCCAACCGGGTCCACCAGATCGGCATCTACGAGCTGCCGCCTGTCCAGGACCCGGATGCCCCCTTCCAGGAGGTGCCGAGCGATGGAGCTTGAACTGCCTCGCTTGGGGGACAAGGTCCGCTTTGCCCCGGAGGCCTTTACGGGGGACCGGGACCCGGCACAGCCCAAGAGGGCCATCGTGCCCAAAGTGGTGACCGGGACCATCGTCTACGTGAACCGGGCTCATCGGTACTACACCGCGGAGTTTTCGGCCCGCGGCGTAACCATGCGGGAATCTTTCAAATTTTGACAGAGCAGAGAAGGGAGCGCACGCATGAAGACATTCGCCATCTTGAACATGAAGGGCGGGGTGGGCAAGACCACCACCGCCATCAACCTGGCCTACATCCTGGCCGAGGAGCACGGGAAGCGGGTGCTGCTGGTGGACGGCGACGCCCAGGCCAACGCCACCCAGCTGCTGCTGCCCCAGGAGAACTACTCGGGGCTGGCGGCCCTGCTGACCGGGGACGTGTGCCACTATGACGAGCTGATCCAGCCCACGGAGATCTCCAGCCTGGACGTGCTGCCGGCCAGCGACGATCTGTGGGCGGTGGACCTGGCCTGCATCACCAGGGACGGGAGTAAGCCCTTCGGCGCCCTGCTGGAAATGCGGGTCTGCATCGAGGAGGACGACGCCTACGACGTGATGGTCATTGATTGCCCGCCCAGCTTTTCCGCGGCCTGCGTCAGCGCTATCCGGGCCAGCGACTGCATCATCATCCCGATCCTCCCCGACGCCTTCTCGGCGGAGGGCATGGTCAACCTGATCCGACAGATCGACAGCGTGCGGGCGCAGAATCCAGCGGTGCGGATCGGCGGGTGCCTGGTCAACCAATGGCACAACACCACTGTGGTCACCGAGGCCACGGATTACATCCGCCAGGAGCTGACTGTGCCAGTCTACGACACGGTGATCCGACGCACGGACAAGGTGATCGAGTCCACCTGGGCCAAGCAGCCGGTGCTGGTCTGGTCCCCTCAGAGCAGCGCCGCCAAGGATTACCGGGCCTGGGTCAAAGAACTGCTGGAGCGGGAGGCGATGGACGATGGCCGGTAAGTTCAACCTGGGGGAGCTGATCGCCCAGGGGCGCGTGTCCAAGTTGGACACCGGGGCGGATGTGTCCAACTTGGACACGCGGCAGATCGAGCTGATCGACCTGGACCAGATCGACGACGACCCGGCCAACTTTTACGCCCTGACCGACCTGGACGCCCTGGCGGAGAACATTGAGCTGCTGGGGCTGCAGCAGCCTCTCCTGGTGCGGCCCAACCCGGAGACCCCGGGCCGGGTGATCATCATCTCCGGCCACCGGCGCCGGGCGGCTATCCGCAAGCTGGTGGAGGATGGGCGGGAGGACCTGCGGAAGATCCCGTGCATCCGGGAGGCCGGGGCGGGCTCCGCCGCCCTCCAGGAACTGCGCCTGATCTACGCAAACAGCGACACCCGCAAGCTGTCCGACGCGGAGATCTCCAAGCAGGCGGAGCGGGTGGAGGCGCTGCTGTACCAGCTCAAGGAGGAAGGCTACAAGTTCCCCGGGCGGATGCGGGACCATGTGGCCGAGGCCTGCAAGGTCAGCGCGTCCAAGCTGGCCCGGTTGAAGGTGATCCGGGAGGGGCTGATCGAAGCGTTTAGCGTCCGATTTGAGGCGGGACAGTTGACAGAGCAGACGGCCTACACCCTGGCGAGGCTGCCCTGGGAGGTCCAGCTACGGATCGCCGACAAACTTCCCCGGAAAGGACGCCTGCGGTGCATCCCGGTGGAGCGGCTGATCCAGATGGCCCAAGATGAGCCGGAGGCCTGGGACAAGCCCGGGCCGAAAACGGTGTCCAAGGACGAGCCGGCGGAGAGGACACAGGAGTTCACCCGCTGGGTGCCGGTGCGGTTCCAGGACGGGATGCCGCATTACGAGGGGCCCTATTATTGCCGCATGAAGTACGCCGCCGAGATCCTGCTCCAGACAGCCTGGTGGGACGAGGCCGAGCAGCAATGGCGGACGCGCCAGGCGGGGGCGGAGGTCTGTGCGGATTGCCTGGGCTGGTACCCGCTGCCGGAGGACGAGGAGGACAATCATGCTTGAAGACTTCGTGAAGGTAGAAGCCGGCGACGACAAACGGCTGCAGGAGGCGTTTGGAGCTGACATCGAGAAGAACTCCATCACACTGGCAGAGATCAGAGTCATTGTGCGGGACGCCGACGGGGCCGTCGTGAGTGGGCTCGCTTGCGGCGCCCGTGGGCAACACTTCTTCGCAGGGGAATGCCTTTTGGGTGTTGACGGCTATCGCCAGCTTCTGGATGACCTTGCTCAAATCGTTTCGGAGGACCACGCGCTGCAGGATCGCGTGCGGCGGATGGAAAAAGCCATAGTGGAGCGCCTTGCGGAGGGACGAAGATGATCGAGGGATACAATCGCATTGAATTCAGTGCAAAAAAACTGCAGAAAGCGGCTGGAAAGGCATTTCTGGAAAACGATGTTACTTTGGCCGAAATCAGAATCGCCCTCAATTCAGGTGGAACAATGGGAATCCATATAATACAGTCGCCAGCAGAGGGTAAGGCGTGCGAATATTTTTTGGGGGCTGACGGCACCCGCCAGTTTAAGGAGGAGCTGAACGCTGCCATCTCAGCGAGCCACGAACTACAACAGTGCGTGCGGCACTTGGGCGAGATCATGGTGATCCACTGTCTGGGGAAGCTGCTGGACGATGAATAAGCGCGGTGCATCCCATGCGCCTGTGCTGGACTCGGACGAGGCGATCCGCGCCTGCCTGACCTGCCAGCGGGCCAGCTGCCCGGGATGGTGCTGCCGGGTGGCCGGCCGGTCTCCTAAGATCCGCCCTTGGGCACGGGAAGCGGAGTTTTTGGATCTGTACCGGCGAGGGCTGAACGATAAGGAAATCTGCGCGGCCATGGGTGTGGCCCCGAGCACCATCTGGCACCACAGGCAGCGCCGGGGACTTCCGCCCAACTTTCAGAGAGGAGTGTGCCATGAAGAAACTGAAAAAAAGTGATCCATGCCCCTGCTGCGGGCAGCCGATCAAAACGGACAACCCGGTGGTGCTGGATCTGCTGAGCTGGGTCGCGGAGCAGGGGAGGCTGCCCACGGTGGGAGAAATGTGGGAGCTGATTGGGACAGCAAACGGAAACAACGGTAAGAACACGCAGGAGGACGGACGCCTGGAGGGCTGCGGTCGGGATCTGAAAGGAGACGAGACCAGACCGCATGGCGAAGTCAATCAAGCACATCACAGCGGGACTGCTGCACATTGAAGTTATTGGCACGGTGCCGGAGACGCAGGCCGGGCGGCGCTCCCGCGGAGGGCGGAGCCGACCCACCTCGCCAGCTCAGCAGTTCTACAACAACAAGTGTTCCTGGCGTCAGTTGGAGCTGGCGGTGGCCGCCAACTTTGGCAGCAGCGACTTGGTGGCCACCTTCACCTACGACGACGCCCACCTTCCGCCCACCAAGCGGGACGGGGACATCCTGCTCCAGAAAATGTTCCGAAAACTGCGGACGGTCCGACGACGACGAGGGGAGGAGTTGAAGTATATCTACGCCACCGAGGGCGCCCACGGGGCAGCGTCAGACGAGTACTTCGGCGACGACCGGGAGCTGGAGGACCATCGGATCCACCACCATGTGGTACTCAATCGGGTAGGCCCTGATGACCTGGAGGAGCTGCGCAGCCTGTGGCCCTATGGGGGCTACGTGCGGATCGAGCCGCTGGATGTCCACTACTACGCAGAGCTGGCCAAGTATCTCACCAAGGAGGCCAGGGAGTTTGGCCGGGCCAAGCCGGGGGAGCGCTCCTGGCGGGGCAGCCGGAATCTGGCGAAGTACGAGGTGGAATACATTGACATCCCCAGCGACAGCGTGACCCTGGCCCCTCCTGCGGGGGCGGTGGACTACGCGCAGTTCTCGGAGAAGAACCCCTACGGCTTCGCCGACTGCGTCGGCGCCAGATATCTTTTATTTGCGGCGCCGGCTGTGCAGACTTACAGCTATACGCAAGGTCGGCGGCACAAAAGCCCAGGCTAATAATTTTTTACCTTGAAACAACACTTAATAATCGGACAATTTGGTAGAAAGGGGCGCAAAGGTATTGAAATCTCAGGATGAAAATGGTAGAATGTTGACCGTGAAGGATGGGTTTCTCCAGTGCCCGAACTGTCGGAGAAATCGGCACCTGATGAAGATCAACCCGGACACCGTCGCCACCCACGTGGTGGTGTTCTGCCGAGACTGTAAGCACGAGATCGTCGTGGATATAGACCGGGGCCAGTGCTTTGAGAGCCGGAGCCAATGACAGCGCAGATGTGCGCGATCATTGGCTCCGGCTTTGTTTCTGCCCGAATCCGTGGAGGTGATAGCCCATGGCGAGCAAACCGCCGAGGCCCTGCCGACATCCAGGATGCTCCGAGCTGACGCGGGACGGCTGGTGTCCCCAGCATCGGCCCAAAAAGGCGCCCCGACGGGAGAGCGCTCAATGGCACAGCTGGTACAGCCTGCCCATCTGGGTGAACGATCTGCGCCCGGCGCAGCTGCTCCGGGAACCCTTCTGTCGGGAGTGCGCCCGGCGCGGGATCAGGACGGTGGCCACCGATGTGGACCACATTCGGGATCACAAGGGCGATTGGGCGCTGTTCATCGACCGGGAGAACCTGGAGAGCCTGTGCCACGGCTGCCACAGCCGCAAGACAGTGCGAGAAAACCGCAGGTAATTTTGGGCCACCGTTGGTGAAAATCGGTCCCAGCTTTGGGCGCGGGCGCGCTCGGGCCGCGTCTGCGGGCGCTCTCGCGGGGTTCCTTGCGGGACCCACCCCCCCACCCCGAAAAAGTTTGGGGCGGAGCGCGTAAGACCGCAGGCCCTCCTCCGTGCGGGATTTTCTCCCCATGGGGATCTTGGGGCTGAGTCGGGTCGGAGGCCAGAGCGCTCAGATTTGTCCAGACGCCGGGAGGCGTAGGAGGGAGAAGACATGGAGAGCAAAAGGAAGACCGACAAACCCGTGGAGGCGGGCGGGGTCGTGCGCGTGGCGGCGGAGCAGCTGGTGATGGTGCCGATCGACGAGCTGATCCCCTATGCGAACAATGCCAGGGTCCACGACAAGCGACAGATCAACCAGCTGCGGGCCAGCTTGAGAGAGTTTGGCTTCGTGACGCCGCTGCTGATCGACCGGGACAACAACATCATCGCCGGGCACGGCAGGCTCCTGGCCGCCAAGGCGGAGGGCATGACCCAGGTGCCCTGCGTGCTGGTCAGCGAGCTGACCGAGGCCCAGCGGCGGGCCTACATCCTGGCGGACAACCGCCTGAGCGAGACGGCCGCGTGGGATCCGGCACTCCTGCGTATTGAGCTGCAGGGGCTCCAGGCGCTGCACTTTGACACCGGCATCACCGGCTTCGAGATGGAGGATCTCAAGCGCATTGAGGTGTCGGAGTACACCCGCGCCGCGCCAGGCCAGGGCCAGGCGGCCAGCGGGGAGGAGCACACCGCCTGCCAGGCGGAGCCCGAGGCGCTGGATTTGGACGAGGAGCCGGAGCAGAACCGTCCGCGGGCGTGCTACCACTGCCCCAAGTGCGGCTTTGAGTTTGAGGTGGCCAAGTGAGGATTTGCGCCTATGTCCAGGAGCAATACGCGAAGGCGAACTATAAGCGGGAGTGCCTGGACACCAGACAGTTCGTGGGCCTCAAGGTCATCATTGACGTCCTGGAGCGTGCCGGCTACCAGGTGGACTACGCCGGCATCGCTACGGTGCATCACTATGACATCGTGCTGGTGAGCCTGACCAGCGACTGTGACTGGTGGAGTTATGTGGCGGAGCGTACACGCTGGCAGCCGGGCAGCTACCAAGTGATCATCGGCGGGGCCGGACTGCTGCACATTACGCCTTTCTTGCCCTTTGGCGACTATTTTATGTTTGGCCGGGGCGAAGACCTGATCGTTCCGCTGATCCATGGAATCGAACGAGACGGCGGGTTTGACCATGAGAGCGTAGCGTGCAGGGCGACCTTTTCCCCGAATCGGACCTACACACTGGCCCAGGCCCAGCGGCCTTACCCTTACCGGATCAGGCTCAGCGACAAGCGATATTTCCAAGAAGGCCCCATGGGGTGTAACCACAAATGCCTGTTTTGTGGCTATACCTGGCATCGTTCGTTTATGAGCCCGGATGCCTTCTACCGCATGAGCGGTGGCCTGTTCGGCGGTATCGAGGACAAAGAGCGGGCCATGCTGGACCTGCACGAAGACCCTGCTTCCATCGACTTCGCCCACCTGCGGACCACGGCAATCGACGGCATGAGTGAGCGCCTGCGACGGATGGTGGGAAAGCCGATCACAAAGGAGATCATGTTGGAGTTTCTGGGCGCAATGCTCCGATATGGCGGAGCGCCCCACCAGATAAAGCTCTATAACATCATAGGCTATCCCACGGAGACGGAAGACGACTGGCGGGAGTTCCTTGAGACCCTTCGGGAAGCGGATGACGCGGCGCCGGTACGGGCGCGCCAGTGGTCGCTGGTGCTGCACTCCACCCCATTCCGGGCAATGCCAGCCACGCCCATGGCCTGCGCCCCCATGAGCTACCGACAATATCGAGGCGAGCTCGGGCGGGTCCTGGGCCAAGGCCTGCGGGGCAATCTGATCTATCAGGGCAAGAGCCTGTGGGCGGTGGAGAGCATGGGCACTGATTCCCTGCCTACGGTGATCCTGTCGGCCATCTGCCACCGCGGTGGGGAGGCGGACACGGAGCCGATCATCCGTGTAGCCAGATCCAAGCGATTCTGGGCGGCCAGCGCAGGCGTGCGACAGGCGACACTGGAGCGGTACTTTGACGTGGGCGCCCTGTTTGGATCATTTACAGCCCAGACGCTGCCCAGTCGATATCTACACAGCTACGCCGCCGTGGAGCGGATGTGGCCGCAGAGCGAGGAGGGTGGAGCACATGACTGACGTGGATCTGGTGCTGCGGGAGTTGGGGCGGCACCGGGAGGAGCTGACGAGGCAGCAGATGCTGTCCCTGCGGGGGATCGCGCTGGGCGGGGACCCGGCGGGGGCTATGCGGGGGCTGGAGTCGATCTTACGGCGGGTCCAGGCCAAGAGGGAGCGGGCCCTGGGCGCAAGGCCGGGGCACAAGACAGGAGGAGCGTGAGGACAACATGGCGGGACCGAGACAGCCCACCGATCTGGTGGAGCTGAAAGGGGCCAAGCATCTGACGAAGGCTGAGGCGGCCCAGCGGCGGCGGGAGGAGATCCGGGCGCCGGTGCCCAAGACGGCGACGCCGCCGAAGTGGCTGCCGGAGGCGCTGAAGAAGGACTTCCGGGCGCTGGGCAAGCAGCTGATCGAGCTGAGGATCTACTCCAAGCTGGACGGGGACACCCTGGGGCGCTACCTGGTGGCTCAGCACCAGTATCTGATGGCTACCGCCGAGGCGGAGGCGGCCCTGGCCGGCCAGGACCTGAAAAACGCGGAGGCCTGGAGCAAGATCCAGGAGCGGTACGCGAAACAGGCCCGCAACCACGCGGGGGACCTGGGCCTGACAGTGACCGCCCGGTGTCGGCTGGTGATCCCGGAGGCCCAGCCCAAGGCGGAGGACAACCCCTTCCTGCAGATGCTGGAGGCCCAGCGCCGTGCCTGACCTGGTGGAGCTGGCCGAGGGCGTGGCCATCCCCGCGCCGGAGGACGGCGAGGAGGTGCGGTACAGCCCCCAGGCGGTGGCCGCAGTGGAGGGCTTCCTGTCCT